CATGTCGGCGTTCCGCCGCTGAACGTCCAACTGCTGGAGTCCTGCATGAAAAAGACAGCAGTGAGGTTGAACGTCACGGGAGTTGGCGACGAAAACGTGATTGCCCCAGCCACATTCTTTGTGGGCGGATCATACAGAGCCGTGTAAACGGACCCCGCAAACGTGGCGTTACCGTCCACAAATCCAAGGGGACCGATACCTGACACACCGTTTGTGGCGTTGCCATTGAACGTGGCGTTGCCGTTTACCGTGCCTTGATAGCCATCTGGCGACCCGTTTGTGGCGCTGCCATTGAACGTGGCGTTTCCGGTGACTATGCCTCGATTGGCGGTGACACCGTTGAAGACCGCATCACCGGTAATGGTACCGGCGTTGTTTACGCCTCCATAACTAGGCGATGAATCGTTGAACGTCGCAACGCCAGTGACTGTCAGTGCGCCATACAGGTGAAGCGATCCCGAGCCGGTCATCGTGAAATTGACCACCGTGCGCGAGTCGGCATTGATGGACACAGTTGCGACCACACTGTCCGACGAGCCAGGAAGGCCAGTGGCCGGAACAGTACAGGCTTCGTTCGCCCACCAGTTGCCAAGAGTGGCCCACTCAAAGTCTCCGGCGGCGTTGTTGTAATACAGAGTTGCCATGCGTCACCTCGTTCAGTAACCGGGAACCATAGCCACGACGTCCCACTTGTCCCGGCCTGCGTGGTAGGTCGCGGCAAGGATGTCCATCGCATTCGCGGCCGTGCTGAACGGTAGCGGGCTGGTGGCCGACGAGGGGATGACGAACTTGTTGCCCAGCGTGATCGTCCGGTTGCCGGTGGCATCCTGCCGGATGCGCCACCTCAAGGTCTTGCCGCTCGCGGGGTTCGTGGGGTTCGCAAGCGTCACGTTGCCGGTCAGGGTCAGGTCGAAGATGTCGCCGGCGCTGGCGTCGGTGGTGACGGTGGCGGCGTAGGTCAGGGCCGTTACCGTTGGGCCGCTGGGGGCGGGGACGGCGACGTATGGCGTGTCCGCCCACCTGCTTCCGACGCCGATCTTCTGCTTGCCGGTATCCGTCTCGATTCCGAGATCGTTGCGGGCCAGATGCGGGTTCTCGGCGGTCCACTCGGCGGCCGTCTTGGCGAAAATGTCGGCCTTGAAATCCTTGTCGTTCATCACGCCCTCTCTGGGTTACGCCGGCCTATGACTTTATGTCCCGCTGCGTCGTCGTCTGCGGCAGCGGAATCCACTCTCTGGCAGTCTCGTCCCATCGCACGCGCAGGCCGGATGGTCGCGGACGCGGTGGCTCCCACTCGCCAGTTGTCTCGTTCAGCGTCCATGACGGGAACGGCCGGCGAGCGATGAAGGCATCCAGCCGGGCGTCGTACTTGCCGCCGGGCGCGGCATACCGCCTACGAATCTTGCCGCTATAGGAAGTCTGTACCCAGCGCCCTCCGAACAAGCGTTCGCAGAACTGCCTCCCGAGAGCCTCGCTCTCCTGGCCGTCAGGCCCGACGCACTCGGCGTTGGCAACGACAATGACTCGCATCACCGTGTTGTCCGCGTCTAGTTCAGCGAAGTGTGCCATATCAGAACGTAATGCTCCCGCTGCCAGTGAACACATAGGTGTAGACGCCGCCAGCGGATGTGACGGCTGGCGAGCCAGTCGTGGACGCAGCCTGCTTGTTAGCCGCCAGAATCACAACGCCGCTGCCGCCGCCGCCGCCGGGCCCGAGATTGTGCAGGCCACCACCGCCGCCGCCGCCGGAGTTAGCGCCGCCGGCACCTCCCGCTCCAGTCGTAAATCCGTCAGTGGCGTTGCCGCCTGCGCTGTATCCAGCACCGCCCGTGCCTGGAGTCGCAGCCGCGCCGCCACCGCCGCCACCGATTCCACCATTGCCGCCGGTGTTTGCAGTCCCGGCACCAAGACCGCCGGACCCGCCACCACCGCCAGCGAAGTAGGCAGACACAGAGCCGATGGTGAACTGCGTGCCGTTGCCTCCGCTTCCGGCAACGCCGTCCCCGTTTGATCCATTTGCATCCACCGCGTCTCCACCGGCTGAAGCGTGGCCGCCGCCGCCCCCCGCGTTGAAATCATTTCCGCCAGAACGGCTGCCGTCGCCGCCGTCATTGCCCTGCCCAGACGTTCCAGTGCCGCCAGCAACCGTCCCAGAGTTGGCGTTTCCTGCGCCACCGCCAGAGCCACCAGTGCGTCCCGCAACATTGAACGTGCCACCACCGCCGCCGCCCGTCGCAACGATAGTGTCAAACGACGAATTGGTTCCATCGCCGCCGTCGTAGAGATACTCTGGGCCACCAGAGCCGCCACCTCCGACAGTGACGGTGTAAGCCACTCCAGCGGTCGGCGTGAACGTCCCGGTCAGAGTGCCGCCGGCACCGCCGCCGCCGCCGCCACCGCCGCCGCCGCCTCCCGCTCCTGCGACGACGAGATAGTCCACCGACACAGCCACGCTGGCGCTTGCTCGCGGCCGCAGAAGCCTGTTGTTCATCGGCATGCGTCAGTTCCTCCCGGCGTCTGGGACTACCGTGCTGGTAGTGAGCGGACGCTCCTGGCTGTCCCGCAGAGCGTACAGCAGGCGAGTCTGCTCGTGGACGGCGTTGGCTATGTCTCGCTGCGTAACGGCCATCTCCTTGAGGAACTGGGAGTGCGCCTCGACCATCGGGATCACAATGTCCACGCGCACGAACCACAGCACGAGGCTCGCCAGCACGAGCCCGAACCCGTACCGCTCCAGCATCCGAAGTGCTGTCTCGTATACCTCGACGCTGCTCACTGATTCCCCCGCATCTCGTATTGCCATGCCGCCATCTTCACCCGGTTAGCGGAACGATTCAGCCACCACTCCAGCACGTACTGCACGACGGCCGACACGACCGCCGACAGGACAAACGCCCAGAAAAATCCGTAACGCTTCTCGCCTCCACGCACCGCCTCGTAGGTGCGGCCGACCCTCTCCGTCGTAGCCGCCAGAACCTTCTCCTCCTCCGCCGACCCGCGATCGCACTGCATAAGCCAGTCGGAGGGCCATTCGGTGACCGCCATCAGCACGAGGTCGTCCAGACGCTCCTTGCCTACAAGACGCGCCCGCACAGGGAGGCGGCGGCGAACGTACTCACACAGTTCTTCGACTGGCATGCTTCACCACTTCACTTTGTGCGACCAGTACCGGGCCGAGAAGATGTCGGGGTCTGAGTCTTGGGCGTTGTGGCGGGCGTAGTAGGACTTGCGCCGCGCCTTCTCGCTCTCCGTCTGCGGATCGGCTCCGGCACCCTCGACGCCCTGCTGGCCGAAGCGGATCAGTTTCTCCTCGCCGGCGCTGCACGCCTTGACGACGTGCGACTTGGTGTCGTGGCCCGGAGTCTTGCGCGGACTGTTGCACTCCAGTTCCGCCTTGAGCGAGCGAATCCTATCGGACATGACAGGCTCCGTTCTTACATTCGGACTGCGGTTTTGGCCGGTTCTTGGCGCACGGGCAGGTGGCCGGGCACTCACACCACACGCGAGTGATCCCGTCTCCCGTCGGCACCATCCCCGTCCCGTTGCACTTGGCGCAGCACTTCGGCGGCTGCGGACTGGGCTGCGGTGGCAACGCGGCGGGGGCAAACGCGAGCCATACGGCGACAGTAGCGGCGGAAATCTTCATCCGAGAATCTCCCTGCCGCCCCAGTCTTTGAGCGTCCGCTTCGGAAAGCCAGCCACGTTCGATACAGCATAGGTGCCGCCCTGCGAGATCATGCGCTGCGCCGTGCGCTGGTCGATCCAGAAGGAGCCCTCCGGCTGGCCGTGCGCCTTCGGCCCGGTGTGTGCGTTCCAGCCCCACGAGTTCTGGACACAGAAGCGACACCCGTCAGAGTTCGTGTCGTCCGCCGCATGCCACTGCATGGCGTGGTTCCACGTCCCAGACGGGGAGATCATGCCGTTGGAGTCGCGCCGCATGCCGGAGAACCCAATGTTGGAGCAGCACACGACGCCAAACCCGTTGGCGATGGCGTCACGGGCCTGCTCCCATGCGGTGACGAGGCTGATCGTGCCGATCTGATGCTTCTTCGCCTCGCCGGTGACGTTCGACGGCACGCCCTTAGAGCCCCAGCGGATTCCGATGCCCGCGCTGTATTGCGAGAGGTCGAGGTCGAGGTCGTCGTACCGCTTGCGGAGCATCAGCCCGCCGGTCTTGTGTGCCCACTCCACGATCCGCGAGCAACTCGCGCCCTGTCCGCTGTGCCCGCGAGCGCCGTAGAGCGGCTCGGTGGCAGTGCGGTCGATCCAGTCCTCAGTGGACTTGATGTCCGGGTCGTTGGCTCTGGCTACGTCCGCCGCGCCACGCACGGCATGGGACACACAGTCGCCTGTGGTTTGCGTCTCGTCGTAGGGCTTCCGACCAGCCGCCTGCTCAAAGTGAATGACGGCCTGGAACGCCAGCGATACCTTGCCGGCACCCGAGCCGTGCAGCGTGTCGCCAAACAGCGGCATCGGCAGCGACTGGAGAAGGCGAGCCGTCGCCTCTGGGTCGCAATACGAACCCACCAGCCCATGCTGGTAGGCATCTATAACGTCAAACGGTGTGGCGAACTCGCCGTCCATCGCCACACCTACCTAATTGCCGCGAAGGCCCGTGATGCGGACTGCCGGAGTTCGGGCGTCAGCGGCAAGTCCTTGTCCCCAATCGCAGCGATAAGGTACTCATCGAGCCGCTGACCCAGCCCGACGTACCGTCCCACCATCCCCGTGTTCTCAAACGCCATCGACAGGGCGAACTTGTGGCGGTTGCGGAGGTCGAACACCGTCTTGCACGACGGCTCCTTCGCCTTCCCGTCCCGCACCACGATGTCGGCCATCGCCTCGTAGAACGCCCGCAGGATGGCGGCGTCGGAGGCGCTGACCCCAGCCAGGACGCCTTCCGGCTTGGGCACCACAGGGCCCACCGGAGCCTTGACGGGAAGAACGCTGGCCGCCATCGCAGCCACGCCAACAAGTAGGCCCGCCCATAGGGCGATAGTCCGGGCCATGACTACCTGCCTTTCTTCGGGAGTTCCTTCTCCGCCACGAGGGCAGAGATCAGAGCCCTTGCCGCAGCGGCGACGGCAGGCTCACCCGACTCGTCGGCCTGACAGGCCAGGACGAAAAGCCTGTTGACCCAGCCGGCCCGCCCGGAAGGCGACACGCCGGCAGGGGCAGACGCCCGGAGGTACGGGAGCGCCGTCGCCGCTGCGGCCACCAAGAAGCCAATAGCGGCGATTCCGTACAGCATCAGTCAATCTCCTGCTGCGATACGGCCGCTGCCAAAGCCACCAGATACCGGAACAGTTCTGCACCCTGCGGGCTCAGGAGGCACGCCTCCAGCCGCTCACAGAGGTCGTCGTCGATGGGCGTGGCCGTCTTGGTAGCGACAAACCGCATGAGTTTGAGCGCCCCTTCGGCCCGTTCGGTCGCCGTATCGGCGGCGGAAATCTCGGACAGCAGCGACAAGGCCGGAGCCCAGTCCACCAGCAACTTGATCTTGGCGGCGACGGTTGCCATGTGGCTTCTCCTTCTGGCGCGATACCCACTTCACCAGAAGATTTATGTCCCGCTCAGGCCGGCACAGAGACAGGAGTTTCCGCCGCACCAAAGCCGGGTCGAGGCATAAATCCCGGCACGTCTGGTCGAACGTGAACTCCCCTCCGGTGCCATCAAAGACCCAGCGATAGGCGGCCACCTGCCGACGCAGGCACTCCCATTCCTTGCGGCAGGTGGGCTTCATCTGGGTGAACCCGAGCCGGCGATGCCGCCGGCACAGTTCGCGGATGTGATAGTGGGTCCGAACGAGAACTTCCGCACAAAACCGCCTCCAGCCGGCCTCGCACTCCTCGATGATGTTCTCGTCGTCGTAGTCCGTTACGGCGACGGCAATCATTATTTGACAGGTGCCTCACAATAGCCGCTGCGAAGCGTTCCTTCGTTGAGGTGCGGCCATACCTCAAGCGAATGGATTGCCGCCATGACGTTCCATGCGGCGTGTCCCAAGTGGTCTTCCGAGCGGTCGCCGCCCAGAAACAGGTAGAGGTGACGCAGGGCGTGGTTGAGCATGTCGTTGGCCGGCATGCCCTTCTCCCAGTTGAAGTCGCCGTATTTGGCGGCCCCCTCTGCGCACGCTGCCGCAACGGCGGCGAGGCCGATGGGCGAGATGAGGTCGTACCTCGTCGCCTCCGCATCGCTCGACCGCACGGCCCCGCTCGTGTACTTGACCGACCTGTCCTCAGTTACCTTCATCATTTCGTCAACTCCATGTAACGGTTCTCAAACAACTGCTTGGCTTGCTGCCAGCAATACGGGTTGATGGGCCTGCTCGCCGGCTGCACGTCGATGCCCCAGTCGTGGTCGCACGATATGAGGTCGCGCTTCTCGGTCACGAGCGCCCGCAGGTCAGCCTGCTTCACGTCCGCAGGCATGGGCCACCGCAGCCCAAACACCTTCGCGATGGTGCGCTGCACATGCTCCTCCAGTTCGCGGTATCCGGGCAGCATGGACTTGAGCGGCGTAGCCATATCGCCCAGATACGCCTCGCTCGCGTCGTGCAGCAGGCCCCACAGCGCGTTCTCCGGGCTGGTGAGCAGGCTCACGGCCACGCTGTGCTGCGCGACCGAGTACGGCACCTTGCTGTGCCCGGTGAACCTGTTGATGATCGACAGGGCATGGGCAATGTCAGGGAGCCGCACGTCCTCCTCGCTGAACTGGGAGAGGTCGATCAACTTGCCGGTAAAGGTCTGCATCGTCGTGACGTTCATTCAGCACTCCTTGCACACCAGCGGGTCGATGGGTCGCAGTGCCGATTGCGGCACGAAGTACGCCTCGCCGTAGTTGCCGTAGTTCGCCCGGAACTTCTGCTGCTTGGCCTCGCTCGCCGGCATCCAGCCGTGAATCGTGAAGTCGTGCGGCCCGCCCGTGACCAGAACGAACACGTCGCTGTCCCGGTCGTTGTCGCGGACGATGAGGTCATAGGAATGACGCGAGCGCGTGCGTATCTGGATGCTGTCGCCCACGTCGCCGCCAGACTTGAATGTGTTGACGCTGCCGTTCCAGTAGCGATTGGTCGCTTTGGCGAACGCACACTCCCCGAGAGCGCCGAGAATGTGGATCGACCACTCGTCATTGACCTGCATGCGGCTGACGCACCCCTTGCGCATGGCCTCGACGTTCCGAGACACGCCAACTAAGGCCGCCCTGCTCACCTCAAACCACTCCAAGCGGACGTTCACAGCACTTCCTTGCGCCATCTCGTCACCACCTCTCCGTACAGGGCCCAAAAGGCCGCATCGTGCGCCTCGCCTTCGTAGTCCACCTTCACGGGCGTTGCCTGCCGCATGGCGTGGACGTGTTCCTCAATGAGCGTCTCCGCCATCTGCTCCTCGTTGCCGCTGTTGCGTATCCAGATGACGGCCCGGTCGCCGTGCCAATAGAAGATGCCGTGCGCCTTGTGCTTCTTCATCACGTCCACAGGACGCAGCAGCACTCGGCACGGGAATGGCAGCGGATAGGTTTTCCGCAGCCATCGCTTGGTGCGGTCGTAGTATCGGACTGGCATCACATAGCCCCCTGTACCTGCTGCACGAACCGCTTGAGGTCTTCCAGCGGGAACGTGACTAGCCACTCGGCGTCGTTCTTGCGGTGCAGGACCACCGGGCACAGTTCGCCGCACTGCTCCCGCGACTTCTCCATGACGGCGTGAAGGTTGAGTCCTCGCTCCACGCGCTTCACCTCCAGCCACAGGTGCGGAGTGCCGGGACTGATGAGGTCGCTGGCCGACTCCGTGCCGCTGTGCTGCTGGCTCCTGCGGCTGTGGGCGTTCGGGACGAGCCGATTCCATTCGGCCGCCGCCTCCAGTTCGCCACGCTTCCCCTTCTGCCTGCTGTTGATTGCCATGTGACTCACCTCCTGCGGGACTCCGTTCTTCCTCCGAAACACGAACACGCGAACCGGATAGCGCTCCGGGCCATAGCCCAGATGCCGCTTGTGGCGGAGCGAAGCCAGGAACTCCGGGTCGTAGTGGGCGTCGTCCACCTCACGCTTGGCCGTGAGGCACATGCCCTTCGTGATGTCGTGCTTGCCGCCGAAGTGCAGCCCCTCGTGGCACCATTGGCACAGCCGCAAGAGGTTCCTGCGGTCGTGGACGCGGCCCGCTCCTTGCTGCAAGTGGTGGATGTGGAGCGCGTCGGTTCGACTCCAGCACACAGCGCAAAACGGGTAAGTTTCCGCGAATAGCGATAGTTCTTCACGCCCATCACTCACCTTCCCTCTCCCGTCACGGCGCCGATGATGTGGCGGACGGACGAGTCGAACATCTCGGCGTCCTCCTCCGTCTTGAACTCGATCTCCCAGCGGAACACCCGCTCTCCGGTAGCGAGATTCGTCGCTGCCTCGCGTCGATGAATCCGGCAGGCGGCCACGCCGGCCAGCACCTTCGCGTGCGTCACGATCTCCTCGTTCTCCTTGAACAGCGCACTCAGCGCCTGTGCCATCAGACCACCCATGACAACGACTCCCTTCGTGAAGTTGGTCACATCACCCTCCGTGCTGCTTGAGCCACGTAGCCGCCACCGCGAACCACCACGACAGCAGCGTCAGGTCTTCCGAAGACGTGACGACCACTGCCCCGCTGGTGTCGATCACAACGGCCGACGCATGCTCCTGCTCGTACCACTTGCTGTCGGCCTCGCTCTCCTCGCCAATGACCTCCCGCAGCGTCTCGATGCCCTCTTTGGGGCGGCACATCGCCGCCAGCCGCTCACCGCTTCCGTCCGTGTACCGCAGGAGAACAAGGTCTTTTGCCATTTCCGCACCGTTAGTCCGTACCGCTTCCGTGCTGAGAAGGGCCCCGTGCCCTACGTCAGCAACCCCATGAGGGGTAGCGGTGACAGCCTTATCTGGCCCTCTCTCAGCAACCCACCGGGACGTAGCGTTCCATGCAGGATCGAGTACCTGCCCGTTGCCCGGATTTCGCGCTGACACCACTGGACCGCCCGATCAAGTTCAAGGCGGCTTGTTTAGGCTCGACCGTTTTCATTTCTTGAGCGCTGACCGATACGAGAAACTCAACAGCGCTGTTGCTTGATTCGCCGCAGGACGCCCATGTCCGTCCACTTGTCGGCCTGACTCCAGTTGAGCCATGCCCGGCCGGCAGTGGCCGCCACCGGCACGCACATGACGGCGTTGGTGCGGGTGTTGACGGCGATGAATGCGTCCACGTCCTTCGGGCTGTACCGCTTGAGCCGCCGGAAGCCGCGCCCAATGCGGATGCGCTGGCTATTGGCGCTCCCGCTGCGGGACGACGATGCCTTGACTTGGATGCGCCAGTAGCGGCGTCCGCTGAACGCCAGCAGGTCGAAGCCCTCGTCAACGATGGGGATGGCGACACGGAAGCCGGCCCGCAGGAGCCGCTCCACAGCCATCGCCACGCCGATTTCACTGATGACGTTTCCACCCAGCGCTCCATCGCTCATGCGGCCTCCTACCGGGACGCAGGCTTCTCCTTGCGGCGGTCCAGTTCCTTCCGAACCGCAGTCTTGAACGGCGTCTCCTTGCGCTGGCTCTCCAGCACCCACGACAGGTAGCCTTCCGGGATGGAGTCCAGCCGCACGCCCTTGTACTTGCCGTACATCATCCGCCAGCCGCGCTTCTTCTTGCCCTCCGGCTCGGAGAACAGGTCGCGGGTGTCGTGGTCGAACGTGACGCCGACAACGAGACGCTTCCGCTTCTCGATCAACTCCTGCGCCTGTGCCTCCAGTTCGGCAAGGTCGATGGCGTCGGCCTCCTTGATGGCGGCCACAGCGTCCACGCCGTCCATCGAGAGCATCGAGGTGATGCGGGAGGTGCGGGCGGCCTTCTTCCGGCACTTGGCGTCCAGCACTTGCAGGGCGTTGAGCAGTTGGTGCGACCGGCTGGAGTCCGTGATGTCGTAGATGTTGAAGTGCGGCTTGCTGCTGGCAGCGATGGCCGCCAGCCGCTCGTCACGGGTCATCTCCGGGTGCAGGATGCCGGGCAGGACGCGGGTGCCTCGACCGAGACGCTGCTCGTAGCGGGACAGGGATCGCGTCGGGGCCGCCATGTAGACGTTGCGGAGTTCCGGGTGATCCCACCCGTACCCCAAGATGCCGACGTTCACGATGATCTTCGTGTCGCCTGCCAGGAAGGCGTCCATGTTGGCCTTCCGCACCTCCGGGTTCTGGCGGCAGTGGACGAGGCTGACCCGTGCCCCGTAACGCTCAAACACCTGCACGAACAACTCTGCCTGCCGGCGATTGCAGGCGTAGACCACAGACGGCTTCTGATCGTAGGTGGACAGGACGAGGCTCGTGACCTCCTGAGCGAAATGCTCCGCAGTCAGGACGGCGTGAAGTTGGGCCTTGTTCCACTCGCCAGCCTCCTCCTCCACGAGCGTCAGGTCGAACGACTTGGACTCCGACAGGAAGCACTTTGGGGAGACGAGCCATCCGTCGTTGATGGCGTCCATCAGCGAGTACACGACCTGCGGGCGAGGCCAGTACCGCAGGGCCTTGCCCTTGCCCTTGTAGGGCGTGGCCGAGAAGCCAACGATGGTGGCCCCGCGATCCTCAAACCACTTGAGCATTTCCTCCATGCGGGGCGTCATGCCGACGTGGCACTCGTCCACCAGCACGAGCGTGACCCGCTCATACGCCTTCGCCTTGTAGCGCCCGCACGAGAGCAGGCTGTCACGCGACCCCACGATCACCCGCCGGCGGATGCCCTCGATGGACTCGGCGTAGTTGCCGCCCTGTTCGATGTCGCACCGCTCGCCCAGCCGCATCTCCAGCCGGTCCCTGCCCTGCCGCATGAGGTCCACGAGCGGCACCACCATGAGCGGGAAGCGGGCGATCCGGCACAGTTCCGCCATCACTTCCGTCTTCCCGCTACCGACTGGCTGGCACACAACGACCCGCCGCTCGCCGCGCTTGGCGGCAAGGCAGACCTGCTCGACAGACCGCCGCTGGTAGTCACGCAGGGCGGCCCGCTCATTCGCCCGCCTCAACTGGCGAGTCACTTCCACCTCGTCGCTCATTTGCCCATCCCCTTCTTTGCACGTCCGGAAGCCTTCGCGGCCTTCCTCTTCTTGGCCGGCTCCGGGCGGATGGCGGCAGGCTGCGTCGGGGCCTCCGGCTCGGAGGTCTGAGGCTCCGGCGGCTGCGGGGCCGGAAACATCTGGGCCAGCCGTGCGTCCACGCGACGGGCCAAATCCAGTTCCACCAGCAGGGATGGCAGGATCACGCGGCAGAACCGGATCGCCGTGTCTTCGTTCAGCGTCCCGTCCTGCGCATGGGCCGCCACGCCCTGAGCCAGCGAGATGTAGCGTTCGATGTCCTGTGTCATAGGTAAAAGTGCCGGATGGTGGAGACGGCATCCGGCGTGCCGCTGAGGAGGTACCTCCACCTGCATTTCGATCACGAAGCCGCCACCGGCTCCCGCTGTTCCTTCTTCTGGGCCGGCTTGGCGACCTTCGCCATGCAGTCCTTCGCCACGACGGCGATGCGTGCAGCCGACTCCTTCGACAACTGCCCGCCCTCGACGCCCCTGTCGGTCTGGTCGAGAACGGCCTGCACGCCAGCCGCGTCCTTCGCAGCCCGCACCTTCGCCACCAGCGCCCGCTCGATCTTCAACTCGTCGTTGGCTGCGGACTCGACGGCCGCCTTCTGGGCGGTGTCGCCGTCGTCCTCGTCCTCAGCCGCCACGCCGACGATGGCCGCCAACTCGACCCGCTTGAGGTAGGTCGCAGTGGCCGCCAACTGCTGCGGCTGGAGGGACGCCTTGATGGGCAGGAAGGACCGGATGAACTGCCCGCTGGTGTGTCCCAGCGTCGTCACCAGCATGACGTAGTTCTCGTCATACGGAACGAAGCACTGGATCACGTCCAGGCCGTTCTCCGAGAGCGGCTTGCGGATCGTGTCGATCACGGTCGCGAGGTCGGCGTACATGCCGAAGTGCGACTTGCTGGTGCGAGGGGCATTCTTCATGGCCCCCAGCGCCTTGCTCTTGGCCTCAAACAGTTTGTCGAGTTGCTGGCTGCTCGCCGGCCACTCTGCAATCACGGATGTCATCACAGTCTCCCCAGAACATGAGCCGGAAACGAAAGTTCAACGACCTCGCCGTGCGCTTCCGGCAACCACCAGTCGAGGTCTTCACGAAGACGGAGTTCAGCCAGCGCCTCATTCATGCGCTGGCGGCCAGCCGCAGTGACGTGCGGCGGCAGGGTCACGACCTGACAGTCGTGAGGGATGGCGGTGGAGATGACGATGAAGTGCAGGGGCTTGGACTCCAGCCCCATCGCCTCCATGCCGCACCGATACCATGCGTCCTGCAAGTGGTAGCGGAACCGAGCCACCGCACTAGCGAAGTCGGCGAGGATGTCGCTCTCGCGGGTGGTCTTGAGATCAACGACGATGCCGTCGCTGGTCAGCATGTCGAAGCGGCACTTGAGCCGGTGCCCGTCCTGCTCCCAGTACACGCTGATCTCGTGTTCACTGGCTCTGGACAGCAGTTCAGCGGCAGACGGGTTGCTGAGGATGGCGTCCACCTCAGCCAGAATCTGGGCCCGCTCCTTCGGGTTGACCAAAATGGCCCCCTGCGGAGCCTCGTTTTTGGCCCACTTCTCCGCTTCTTTGCCCACGAGCCCGGTGGCCGTTAGGGTGGAAGCAGGAGGAACGACCAGCAATTCAAGGAAGTCTTCGCCCTCTTCCATCCACCTGTGCAGCAGGGTGCCGTGATCCATCGCGGCGCTGCTGAACGGCGGCAGGGACTTGGCGATGTACCGCTGGTGGTACAGGACGGGAGAGTCAAGGAGCGTTTTGACTCGACTGCATGACCTGTGCGTTTCATTGGCGTGATAGTCGGCGTTCGCTTCTCCTCGCCGAATCACGGTGCGCACATGGTGCGTCAACGACCCCGAGTGCATCGCCTGGGCCGCCACGATCACCGGGGCCGCCCCCGCACCGGCCGAGCCCGCCGCGGCCCGCGCGGGCGTGATGGCGGCGCTCGAGGGCCTGCGGG